GGCCAAACAGCAGGCAGAAAAGGAGCGCGATGATGCGCTGGGAGAGCTGAAACAGTTTAAAGCACAGAAACGTGCTGATGAGATTGCAGCTTTAGAAACAGAGCTGAAAACACAATTCAGTGCTGAAGATAAAACCGCATATACCAATATGGATGATTCCGTGTTTGCCTTTACTGCAAAGCAGCTTCGGCAGTTCTCTGCAGGTGGGCAGCAGCCACCAGTTGGCCAGCAGCAACAACAAACACCAAGTGTAAATCCTGCGCTGAACTACCTGTTCAATCATCAGGCTACTAGTGGCCAAGGTGGGCAAGCACCACAAGGATCAGCTTTGGATCAGGCATTCGCTAAATTTGCGGCAGCTCAGGAGTCTAAATAATGGGAACAATTACTCAAACTATTACGAACAATCAATTGGTGGTAGGCGATGGTATTCGCACCGAAAATGCCAAAGTAAAAACAGCAACTGCATACAAACGTGGGGATCTACTCAACGTTGGTGCAAATAATGTGGCTGACCACCCTATTGTTACCACTGGGGTGGTAGGGGATTGGAACGCGATTGCTGTTTCAGATTTCACTGCAGAGCAATCTACATATCACGCCAACAATAACTTAGAAATGCCAATCTATACACAAGGTCCTTTCGATATTGCTGTAGTTACTGTGAACGGAGTTCCATTAACAGCAGATCAATATGATGCAGTACGTGCACAGGCATTGCCTAATAAAATCGAACTTCGTAAAGTGGTGGGGAACTAAGACATGAGTCAAACTTTTACATTTCAAAATGCACCAGTTGAATTGCTGGATGTGCCACAACTGGTGCTACTGACCGACACTACTCAAAAAGTAGATACTTGGTTGATGGATCGCTTTTTCCCTCAACGTGTTTCATACACCAAAAAGGAAGTTCCAGTTGGGGAGTTGAATACAGCAACTCCACTTGCGCCGTTTGTTACTCCGACTGCAGCTGGTCGCCAAATCAAAGTAGGTGAATCTGGCAACGTGAAATTCGTGAAGCCCGCTTACTTAAAGCCAATGATGACGGTGATGCCAAGTGAAGTGCAAAACACGGCTCTGATCGCACGCTTACGTCAGTTTGGCGTGATTGCGACCGGTTCAAATCGATTGTCTGATGCAGACTTGCTCTTAATCGACCAGGCACAAAAGGCTCTGTACCTGCGTCAATCTATTGAAAACCGGAAGCTGCTGATTGCCCGTGATGTACTGCTATATGGTAAGACTACTTTTGCCTCAGCAGATTTCCCGATGTACGAAGTGGATTATGAGCGGAACCCGGCCTGTAACTTCACACCTCTAATTAAATGGGGACAAGCAGGAGCCACACCGGTTAAGGATATTCAGGCGATGATTGACTTGGCTGTTGAACATTCAGGTACATCACCAATCATGGCATTAACCACTTCTAAGGTGTACAACACATTAACTAAAGATCCTGAGTTTAATGAGAAATTCATTACGCCGTATAAAGGGATCAGTGTTCCAATCACGCCAACTTTCGACCAGGCTGAAAAACCTCAGTTCCGGGGCACAGTCGACAATATTGAAATCTGGACCTATGACGTGAAACACAGCATGGAAGGTGTGGCGGAACGCTTTATTCCAGAAGATTTCTTTGGTCTGGTTTCTGATGCTAATGGATGGATCGCACATTGTGCATTGCAAAATGTTGAAGCATTTGGCCAGGCTTTGGAATTCTATTTAAGCCAATGGCAAGAAAAGAATCCTTCAAGCATTCAATTACTCGCTGAATCCTCTCCACTGGCTGTTCCAAATAACAAGAACGGTTTAGTGGGTGGTCGTGGATTCGTATAAGGAGAACTCAATGCCAAAATATATTGCAAAACAGTCGATCGGACATTTCCGTCCAGGTCAGGAAATAAAAGGGCTTGAAGCTAAACAACTTCAGGCCCTTTTAGCATCTGGGGCTATTGAAGAATATCAGGAGCCGGAAGAGCCTAAAGCAGATGGTACTGCTGCACGTTTGGCTGAGCTTGAAAAAGCCAATGCTGATCTGACAACGGCTAATAAAACCTTAGCAGATGACAAAGCTAAAGCTGAGCAGGAAATTGCTGAGCTTAAAGCAAAAGTGGCTGAGTCTGAAAAGGCTAAGCCAGCGTCTAAGTCTAAGACCAGTGACAAGCCAGCTGAACAGGGTGCTGATGCAGCCAAGTAAGGTGATCTATGTACGCAACAGAAGCAGACATGGTGAAGCGGTTTGCTGATGACATTGAAGAACTAAAGCTGATGCATGCAGATGCAGCAGCTTCTATCAATGAAGCACTTCAGGATGCGGCAGAAGAGATTAACGGTTATATCGGTGGCCGTTATCCTCTGCCTCTTCCCAATGTGCCCAGTAATCTGAACCGCATGGCCTGTGATATTGCCCGTTACCGGCTTTATTACCAGCAACCCACTGAAGAAGTACGTAACCGTTATAAGGATGCGATTAAATTTCTTGAACGGGTACAAGACGAAAAAGCACACCTACAGATCCAGGCCGCAACCAATGAAATTGTAGATGATCAGCCTAAGGGCCGGCCTACCACAATGCCCATCGGAACCAGTTATGTAGGAGGCGTGTTTGGTGATGAAACGCTAGACAAGATGCCTTCATTTAAATAAGGAGGAGGTATGGCTTTTGCTATAACAATTCGTCCTGACAATGAATCTGCCATAATGGCAGTACTGCAGCATATGGCCGATTTCGACAGCAGAAAGGAGGATATGTTTGTCGAGATTGGTGGCTATGGAGTTTATTCCACTCAAGACCGGTTTATCGGTCAGCATGATGTAGATGGTAATCCATGGAAACAGTCATGGCGAGCCCGGATGCAAAATGGTCAAACAGGCCGTGATACGGGTGAATTAATGAATGAATTGCACTATAACCTGCGCCCTGACGGTGTTGAGTGGGGTTCAAACAAAATGTACGCCCATGTTTTTCATTTTGGTGCAACCATTCTGCCTAAAACGGCGGAGTACTTAACCTTTGCGGTGGGTGGCCAGTTCAGGAAAGTGAAACAGGTCAATATCCCTTCTCGTACCTTTCTGGGCATCAATCAGGATGATGATGAAGAGATCCTTAATATTATCGGGAGGCATATAGGTGTCTGACTTTTTTGCAGTACGTGGAGAAATTGCCGAGAAGCTCAAGGAGATTCCGGATTTCAAGCAGATCTATACGCCGTTGAACTCTGTACTGGTGACTGAAATGGCTCAGGTAACCCCATCAGCTCACGTCAACTTCGTGCGGGTTCGTCCTAAGGATAGTGCGGGCAAGGGAAAAATGAACATGATCAGCCAGCAGTGGGCGGTCACCGTGGCCTGTAAGAATGCCCGTTCACAGTCTATAGATGGTTCAGCGGTAACAGATCAGGCGGGTAATCTTCTTGAAGATGTTATTCAGTTGCTCTCAGGCTGGAAGCCAGCCTCGGCACGTGGAGAATTGATGCTGGTTGATGTGAAAGAAGCCTTCAGTACAGGTTTTGCATATCTCACAGCAGTATTTGAATCAGAACGATTTATCTAGGAGCCAGTCATGGCAGCAAAACAATATACGGCACTACAACCTGTAGGCCGGTTTAAAAAGGGTGAGTTCGTCGGTGGACTGGATGATGCTCAAATCAAAAAATTACTGGCAGACGGCGTGATTCAGGAAGTCCCTGAACCAAAGCCAGCTGCTTCAGCCAAGAAAACCACAGGGGATGAAAAGTAATGGCTAAGGAATATATTTCTCTGCAGGGTAAGTTCTACTTATCCAAGCTGTCGAATGGCATTGCTGGTGCGATGCGTCATATTGGCAATGTGCCCGATTTTGAGCTAGAGATCGATGCTGATGTGATCGAGCATCAAGAATCAACATCAGGTAAACGTACAACTGACTTCACTATGGTGAATACCACAGCGGTAAGTTTCAATGGAACACTGGAAGAAGTAAATAAAGAGAATCTGGAATATATCGTTTCAGGTACTAACACTGAAGTCGCTACAAATACGGTGACTGATGATTCCCTTGGAACAGTGGTTGCGGGTGAAGAAATACAGCTGGAAGGTTATAACCTGAAAGAAGTTTCATTTAAGGACTCGACTAGTGGTGCTGCCAAGACAGTTGATCCATCAAAATATAAAGTGGATGAAGTATTTGGTACTGTGATTTTTCATGATGTGGCTGATCTGACCATGCCGATTCTGGCCAGCTACAAAACAGGTGCGGTAACTCATACTTCACTTGCAGATGATTTTGATGAAGAGTACGAACTATTCTTTAAGGGTATCAATACGGCAACTGGTAAACACATGGCCGTTCGTTTATGGCGAACCAAAAAATCACCGGAAACCACTTTCCCTCTGATTCATGAAGAGCTGGGTCAGTATGAAATTTCGGGTCAGGCTTTATCTGATACAGAACGTGGCATAGATCCAAAATTGGGTTTATATGGCCACATCGTGACAATTCCTGCAGCAACTTAATCAACCAAATACAGGCACAGGGGCGCATTAGCGTCTTTTTTTGTGCCTGTGTTTTATGGTGCTTAATCATGAATAAAACTACTGCGATATTTTTCTTTTTACTGATCATTGTGATGATCATATCTGTACTTAGTTTTTTTAACTTTAAAAAGATGAATTGTGATGGTGACACCAAGTTCTTTATTTATCACGGCACTCAATATAAGTGTTCAAACTATCAAAAGTAATGAGATTCCATCATGAATGATTTTTTTCTAGCAGCTAATCGCTCTATGACAGTGAATGATGTTGAAGTTCACCAGATCCAGATGAAAGAT